CAGCCCTCAACCGCAGCGGCAGGGACCGCATCGCGGTATCCTATGTACTTTGCCGATTGGCAGCAGTACTTCACGATTGTCGACCGGCTGACCATGATCCTGCGGCGCTACGATCAGACGCTCCCGGGCTCAATTACGTTCTACGGCGAAAAACGGCTTGCGACCAGCGTGCGCGATCCCAACGCCGGCGTGCGCTTTCGCTCCACCGGCACCGCAGCAGCTTAAGGTCTCCAACCTTTGGGCCGGGGCAACCCGGCACTTTTTCGGAGCGCGCATGATCAAAGCGTTGGAACTGTTGAGGAGCACAGGCAAGGCCAAACTGCAACTCGAGGCCTCGACCTTGACCGGGAGCGGCTCAGGCGTTGGCGGCCGCGTCGAAGCACTTGACGCTTTTGCAAGCCTGCGCTACGCGAATCCTTTCCGGCAGGGTGCATCGCAGCAAGTGGTCGCGCAAAGCGATGTGCAGTTTGTCGTCAAAACCGGCAATGCGGCCAACGCCACAAACCCCTGGCTCTATGCGATCACACCCGATAGCGGGTCGCCAAATGTGGCAACCTCAATCTGGCAGTTGCCGATGCGCATCGTTACCGCGCAGCTGCCGGTGCGCACGGCCGCAATGGAAGACATCCCTGGCCTTGCGCCAGTGTTGGCAAGCGACTTGGCGCTTGAAATGTCAGCGCTCGAAGCCGCCTCGATGGCGGTCAACGACGATCAAGCCGGCAGCAGCACAACGTCAACGGGTGCAACAAGCGGCCTCAGAGGCCTTGCAAGCTACCCTGGCGGCGCAGGCGCAGCGGCTGCTTTTGGTAGTTCTGGGAGCGCGATTACGAACGGCCGGCACACGGTGCGCACCGTAGGCGTGGCTGCGGGCACGATGACGCGCGCCGATCTGATCAGCATTGCCAATGCGCTGCCTCCGCAGTACTGGTCGCTTCCTGGGACTGCCTGGATGATGCACCCGACGGTGATGCAACTGCTCAGGCAGCAAGGCACTGCGGCGCCAACCTTTGCCGAGGTTGGCAACAGCGACGGTGGAGCGGTCGTGAATGTGTTTGGCTGGCCTGTAATCCCGAACAATTACTTGAGCGACGGCGCAACTGCGGGGCAGTTCCCGGTTTACTTGTGCAACTGGCCGCGCTTCCTGCACATTAATGACTACGGGGACATTGACTTACAGATGATGGAGCAAACGGCGCCAGGGTTTATTACGATCCTTGCGCAAAAACGCATGATCTCGACCATCCGCGACGTCTTCGCTGGCGTGCGCGCGATTGCCACCTAACATGCCTGCGCAGCAAACTTACGCAACGCCCACCGGCGCGCCGTGGAACTTTGCGCAGGTTTTGCAGACTGCGCGCGACATTTCGACGTCGTGGCTGACGACCGATGAGATTGCGAATCAACTTAACCTTTTTGGCGACGAGTCGCAAGACGCCTATCTTGAGAGTCTCGAGCTTGCGGCGCGGATGGCTATTGAAGACTATTTGGGCCTGCCGATCTTCAACAACACCTTTGTGGCCTATTACGCCGTCGGCACGTTGATGGCGACGCCTTTGACGCTTGGCCTGCCTCAAGTCTCGCAAAGTGGCACAACGATCAACTCGGTCAAAGCGTACAACAGCGCGACACCTCCTGCGCTTGTGACACTGGCAACCAGCAGCTACTACTACGACGTCACAGGCCAGCAGGTGATTTTGCTTGCCGTCCCCAACAACATCAACACGCAAATGGCTGCGCCTTTACAGGTCACGTGGACCAATACAGCTTCGATCATGGCGCAGTATCCCGTCGTCAAGCAAGCGGGCCTTTTAATGGTTGCGCATCTTTACAACCAGCGCAGCGACACAAGCGAGCGCAAGCTTAACTGCATTCCGTTTGGCGTTGAGGCGCTTTTGCGCCCGTATAAACCGCTGGTGATGTAATGGTTCTGCGCGTTGAGCAAATCGGTGTGAACAATCTGACGTTTGCGAAAACCGCGCAAGGCGATCAAACGACTACCGAGACGCTTGCTTTCAATACGCGGGCGCGCAGCGAAGACATTAAAGCAAGCGAGAAAATCACGGAGAGCTACCGGCAATACGACGACATTGTGCGGCTTGTCGTGAATTACTCACCGAACACAAAGCAAATCGTGGACAACCAAGCGGCCTACAGCATCACGTATCGCTCGAAATCCTGGCGCATTGTCGATGTGTTTGAGCATCTTGATCGGCAGTTTGTCACGCTCACGTGTTTCCGCAACGAACCTGCGACGGCGGTCTAATGCATGGGACAAAACAGCGCGGCGGTCTATGCGCAAGCGATTCAAACGGCGCTGCAGTCAGTTGTTGCGCCGACGCCGGTGTATGCGTCGTTCAACCGCAACTTTGCGAGCGAGCCGACCTTTTTGACCTGGACGCTGCGCAACGTGCACCAACCGGTCTACACCGGAGTGCAGAGCAACAAAGGCATCGACCGTCCGGTTTGCCAGACAAACGTGTATGCGCAGACGATGGCGACGTGTTTTGCGCAGGCGCAATTAGTGCTCGACGCGCTGCATGGCTATCAAGGTTTGCTGGGCGGTCTGTTTTATGTAGCAAAAATTGACGTTGACTGGCTTTTCAATACCTTTGACAACGACAACAAACTGCATCAGATTGTGCTTGATATGACGTTTGACATTCCTAGCTGATAAGAGGTCATCATGGCTCTTCCGAACAAAGTACTTCCCGGTTTTGTTGCAAGCCTGTATTTACAGTCGGGTGCGACCCCGACTCCCTTGACGACTGCAAATCTTGCCGTTGTAGCAAGCGTGTCAGCGATTGCGGTTGCGGCAAATTTGCTGGAGGTTGAAGCCATTCCGGCTTTTGGCCAAGAAGACGCTATGGCCAACTTTTCGGTGGCCGGCAGTCGACAGTCGGATAAAATTCCTGTGCAAAGTGCGCCGTTCTCGCTCTCTCTAATCTCCGCGTGGAATCCAACAAATGCGAACTTGTTGTTAGTGCGCGCCGACGCTTACAGCGGTTTAATTGATCGCACCTATGTCATTGCGTTTGTCGAAGGTGCAAACATCGTTTACTTTGCGTTCAACGCGCGCGCGTCTCAGTTTAGTATCGATCCGGCCCCAGGCGCAGAAGCGCAGTGCACTTTTACCCTGCATCCGCGCGGCAATCAGTTCGGATGGTCAAACAATGTCTGATGTCCTTGCTGCAATGATGGCAACGTACGGTGCGCTTGACGCGATTGCAGCAATGCAGCCGATGCCCCTAGACGCGATTGAGGTTCAGCTTGAGATAGTTGAGCGTGCAAGCGCTGAGTGGGTATGTTTGCAGGTTATGTTGCGTTACGCGTTGCCTGCGCAAGCGCAGCTTGGTTCCTAGCCAAGCAGGCAGAACCGTGCGATGCGCATTACGGTCACCGGGACGCGCGAGGTTGAGCAAGCGCTGCTAGCGCTGCGGGAGGAGTTTTCGGCGCAGCAAGCCAAGCGCTCATTAGTTCCGGCGTTGCGCCGCGCGGTCAAGCCTGCGCTCGACGCTATCCGACCTGCCGTGCCGGTCGATACCGGCAGGCTGCGAGTGCAGACGAAGGCGGGCGCAAAAGTCTCCACCATGCGCGACCGAAAGCGCAAGTACCACAGCAATCAGTCGATTGCCTACGGTTTCGTGATCGTGGGCGTCAACTATGTGGATGCGAAGGGTAAATTTAGGCCGGCTGCTATGGCGCTTGAATACGGGCGCGCAGACCAACCCGCAACGCCTTTCATCCGTGCGAATTTTGAGCGCGCAATCCCAGCGATGACGCAAAACTTGGGCGCCGAGCTTTCCGCGCAAATCGATCAATTTGCAAACAAACAACGGAGCAAGCGCGCATGAGTGTGCAACAACGGCTTAACGGTTTTAAGCGTACCAAGTACAAGACCATTGACTTTCACGGCCACGCCTTCGAGGTGTACCTGCCGACGCGTCTCGAATTGCAAGGGCTCACGCACAAGTGCCAGTCGCCGCCTGCAGATCTTGTTGAGGAGCACTTTGCGCGCTTGAAAGAGTCGCTTTTGCGCACCGGCACCCTTGGCGATCCAAACGTCGAAATGAAGGATGACGACATTTTGATCGAGGGCCGCAGCATGCGCCAGACCGCCCGCTGGCTTGCAAGCCGGCAATTGAACGAAGTGGCCATGATTGGGCTGGTCGGCTTTGCGGAAGGC